TGCGATGCTGCTGATGATGTCTTGTTGCCTTTTCTATGGACAAACGTACTTCCAGCAACAGGTCACTCTAACAACGGCACAGCAGGGGTCTTATACTTCAACGATTACGTTGAGGACGTGTTCTATGTCGGGCAGACAATTACAGTCACAGGTTGTGGATCAGCTTTTAACGGCTCAAAGACAGTTAATGCAGTCAATGGAAAAAGCATTGACATTACAACAACTCATGCGGCTAATGTCGTTAAGACTTTTCACCCAATTTACCCTTATGGTCAGGTAGCGGCAACTACTTATACAGATTACTCAAGCAAGCCAGCAGTACAGGAAGCTAGTCTTATGATCAGCGTTGCTATCTGGCAAGCGCGTCAAGCGCCAACAGGTCAAGGCGTATCTATTGACGGCTATGCCCCAAGCCCTTACACCATGTCTAATCAGCTCATGGCTCGCGTTCGTGGCTTACTAGCACCATTCCTAAGCCCTAACTCTATGGTGGGCTAATGCCAGCGATAACCACCCTTCGAGCTTCTATAGCCTCGGCACTTACTGACAATACAAAGTGGAGCGTGTTCTCGTTCCCACCTGCTACGCCTATTGCTAACAGCCTTATTGTCAGCCCTGCTGATCCATACATCACGCCTACAAACAATGACCGCACATCAGTTGCGCCATTAGCTAACTTTACTCTTACCATCCTTGTGCCATTACTGGACAATCAAGGAAACCTTGCAGGAATTGAAGATGATGTCGTTAGAGTCTTTCAGCTCTTGGATGCCTCAACAATCGTGTTCAATGTAGGTAGCGTGTCCAGCCCTAAGGTGCTGAACCTGCCTACAGGAGACTTGCTGGCTTGCGACATTGCAATCAGCACACTTACGGAATGGAGTTAAATCATGACCGATTTAGCACAATGGGAAAAAGAGAACGAAGCCTTCCTGATTAAAATCGGTCAGGTTGCTTCTAAGCCAGAAACAAAATCAACCAAGAAAGATGAGGAATAAGCCGTGTCAGTATATCTAAGCAACGGAGTGGTTCTTACTGTAAACGCGGTAGACCTCTCAAACCTAGTTTCAGCAGTAACAATTAACCGATCATTTGATGAACTCGAAGTGACAGCAATGGGCGATTCAGGACATAAGTTCGTCAAGGGTCTTGAAGCATCATCTATCACAATTGACTTCTTTAACGATGAAGCAACATCTAAGACACTCCAGACATTGCAAGCAGTATGGGGAACTAGCACCACAGTTACAGTCAAGCAGACTTCTTCTGCTGTATCTGCAACTAACCCGCTTTACACCATGTCATGCCTAGTAAACAACACCACACCAATTAACGGCGCAGTTGGAGACCTTTCAACACAGTCCGTAACTTGGAACGTGAATGGTACTATTGCAGTAACTACAGCGTAAGAAGGAGATAAGGGCTATGGCAAAACTCAAAGTAACAAGGGCAGACGGACAAATAAACGAATATGAAATAACCCCAGTTATTGAGTATTCTTTCGAGCAACACTTTAAGAAAGGCTTTCACAAAAGCCTTATTGAAGATCAGATGCAAAGTTCAGTTTATTGGATATGTTGGGAAGCCATTAGACGCTCGGGTGAAGTGGTCAAACCTTTTGGGGAAGATTTCATTTCGACATTGAAAAATGTCGAGGTGCTTGAATCTGACCCTTTAGGATAGATCGGAACTCCATCACCTATCTCGCTACTAGATTAAGTTACGAGTATGGAGTTCCGTTCAACACCATCGTGGAACTTTCTCCGATGGCTTTCAAGGCTCATGTACAGGTAATAAAGGATTTAGCAGAGGGGCAGGGCAATGCGCATAGAAATACGCGGAAACGCTGATTTACGCAAAGCCATGCGCCGCTTTACTCCTGACCTAGAGCAAGCATTAAAAAAGGAACTGACAAAAGCCTTAAAGCCAGTAGTAACTCAAGCAAAAGGCTTTGTGCCTGCTGTATCTCCTATGAGTGGCTGGGCTAGAAGTTCTTCTAATGTAGGTGCGTTTCCGTCTTTTAACTCTAGCGAGATTAAGTCTGGCATTACATACAGCACAACACCCAGCAGGATTAACTCCAATGGCTTTAGCTCTATGGCTCGCATCCAGAACAAGAGCCGAGTCGGTGCTATCTACGAAGGCGCAGGGCGCGCTAACCCACAAGGTCAGCCATGGGTCGGCTCTAAGGCTGGCTACTCTTCCAACAGGGTTAGCAAGTCAAATAACCCTACTGCTGGCAAAACCTTTATTGAGAACCTGCCCCCGCTTGTATCTAGCCTTAAAGGTCGCGGTCGCTTGATTTACCGCGCTTGGGCTAACAGCCAAGGCAAGGCAGAAGGCGCAGCTATGAAAGCAATAGACGCAGCACTCGCAGAGTTTAGAGCCAATGTTAAAGAGGCTACTTCAAGGAAGGCAGCATAATGGCTGAAGTAAGAGAGACTATATCCATCGGCTCTAAAGCCGATACACGTGGCTTTAAGAAAGCCGAGTCTGCTGCTGTCAAGCTCACCAGAACCCTTAGAAACCTTGCAGGTGCTTTCGGAGCAACCTATTCAACAGCGCAGGTTATTAACTTTGGCAAGGTATCAGTTAGAGCCTTTGCGGAGATGCAAGCGCAGCAGGATCGCTTAACTCGTCTTATGAAGGTTGGAGTAGGTGCAAGTAACGCACAAATCCAGTCTCTAAATAACCAGTCAAAAGCATTGGAAAACCTTGGCGTAGTTAGCAAGGGTAATATCACTCAAATCCAATCACAGTTGGCTACCTTTAATCTTCAGGCTTCAACTATCCAAGCCCTTACCCCTTCCATTCTTGATTATGTAACAGCAGAAAAGGGCGCTACAGCCAGCACAGAAGAGTTTAAGATGATGACCAACGGCTTGGCTCAAGCCCTAAATGGTAACTTCACTTCTCTGACTCGCGTGGGCTTTGTTATTGACGAAAACACAAAGAAATTAATTAAGAACGGCAGTGAATCCCAGCGCGCTGCTGCCATCGTAGATGTCTTGGACTCTACCTACAAAGGATTTAATAAGAGCTTACGCGATACTCCCATTGGTCAAATGACCCTATTGGCTAATGCAGCCGAGGATGCCCGCGAGACTATTGGCGAGGGTTTGCTTGATGCTTTAGCGTTGCTTGGCGGTCAAGGAACAAGAGACATTGAAAAAGCCACAACAGCAATGAGTGATTTAGCATTTGCAACGTCAGATGTTATTCGAGGTCAGGCAGTTGTATTGTCAAACCTTGGTGGTATTGGCGGCGGGGCAGTAGGCAAGATTGGCAATGCCGTAAAAATCTACTTTAAGGAAGTCTTAGGTATTCAGGCATTGCAGGACTTAGGTGCAGCAACACGCCCACGTCCTCGCGCTGGTCGCTTCTTTGGCGGCGGTTCACTAGGAACTATCTACGATCCAGCAGCTAAGAAAATTGCTCAAGACCAACTCAAAGAAACCAAAAAACTTACAGCCGAGCAGAAGAAGCAGAACGCGCTTAAGAAGGCTGGCACTATATTCGACCAAGAGCAGATTCAGATTATTGCTGCCCTTAAAAACAAAGTGTCTGCTGATGACCGCAAGCGTCTTGAACTTCAATTGGCTCTGGCTACCGAGAACGTATCAGAGGTCGAAAGGCTAGGAAAGCAATTAGCCATTTCACAGGGATTAGGTACGGACTTGGCTAGATTCTTGGTCAGCCTTCCTTCAGCTAAAAACCCATTTGAGGCTTGGAAATCATTTCTTAATGACCTTGAGTCACAGGCTGCGCGTATTGCTAACATGAAGCCACAAACAGGTAACTTCCAGTACACATTACCGACTGGTAATTTTACCTATGGACAGGGCAACCCACTTAACACAGATGTGTTCGTTGATCCTAGAGGCGCTGCTGGTGGATCGACAGTCGTAGTCAATGTGGCTGGGTCAGTCACCACATCCCAGAACCTTATTGACGAGATTCGTGGCGGGCTAAACGTAGCTGCACTCTCTGGCTCATCCGCTAACGTAGAACGCAGAATCGGCGGCTGGTAATGTCATTACCCGCAACCATCAACGTATCCTTCGACTTCTCAAGCGGAGCAACCTTTAATAGCGGATTTGTTATAGGAGACCCAGCCTACGGAGTCATTGGCGTTAGCAGCTTTGGTTCTGATGAAACAATTATCCCTGTAGTTGATCTAACCCCTAACGTTTACAACATCTCTATCAACAGAGGGCGCAACATCATGCGCGATACCTACGAGGCTGGCAACGCCACAATCCGAGTGCTAGACCCTAACTCTGACTTCAACCCACAGAACACAGCATCGCCCTACTTTGGCAAGTTAGCGCCGCTCCGCAAGATTCGCGTATCTGCTACAACTGCAACTACAAGCTCATGGCTCTTTAGCGGTTATGTACAGGATTACAAGTACACCTACCCACAGGGGCAAGAGACTGGCTATGTGGACATCATTGCTACAGATGCTTTTCGCTTATTTAACATGGCTAACGTCCAGACAGTTCCAGACACAGCAGCAGGGCAGGATACAGGCACACGCATAGGCAAGATTCTGGACTACATCGAGTTCCCTTCTTCGATGAGGCAGATTTCGACAGGGCTTAGCACCTGTATCGCTGATCCTGCTACAGCCCGCACAAGCCTAGAAGCCATGAAGAACGCAGAGTTCTCCGAGGGCATGGGCGCTTTCTACATGGATGCAGAAGGTACTGCCATCTATAAGAACCGCACGGAGGTAGTCCAGTCAATCGGCACAACTGCTACCCAGTTTAACCAGACCACAGGTATCCCTTACAAGAACTTACAGTTTGCCTTCGATGACAAACTCATCATTAACGATGTGACCTTTACCCGCTATGGCGGCGGCACAACGCAGGAAGTATTCGATAACGATTCTATTGCCAAGTACTTCCCACACAGCCTAAATCGTCCTGACCTTGTGGCACAGACAGACGATATTGTCCTAAACGTGGCGCGTGAATATGTAGCAACCCGCAAGGAAACCACCATCCGCATAGATGCCATGACTGTGGACTTACTAGATGCGGCAGTACCAACAGATACCATGATTGAGCTTGAGTTCTTTGACAATGTAGAAATAACAAATGTCCAGCCAGACGGCTCGACTATTGTGAAGGTTCTACAGGTTCAAGGGCTAAAGTGGGATATTACTCCCAACAGAATGACAGCAACAGTAACAACTCTTGAACCTATTGCGGATGGCTTCATCGTTGGCAGTAGTCTTTTTGGTATAATCGGCACATCTATATTGAGTTACTAGGAGAAAAATGGCAGCAGGACTAGGGTATATCGAGTTTAATACAGGAGACGTGCTTACGGCTGCCCAAGCCAACGGATACCTCGCCTCACAGGTGGTGATGGTCTTTGCAAGCGCAGCGGCTAGAACTTCTGCTATCGCTAGCCCACAAGAGGGTATGATTTCCTATCTTAAGGACACCAACTCAACCGAGTATTATTCAGGATCAGCATGGGTGGCAATTGGTGGTGGTGGACTTTCTTCGCCTTTGACCACTAAGGGCGATATCTGGGGCTATTCAACTACAAACGCTCGGATTCCAGTAGGTACAAATGGGCAAGTTCTTACAGCAGATTCAACAGCAGCTACAGGAGTGGCATGGGCTACAGCAGCAGGTGGTTCGAGTTTTGCTGGCGCGTCTGCGTGGAAAAATCCTCAACAAGCTATTAGTAATAACACTACGACAGCCCTTAGTTTCGAAAGTGAAAATTTTGACACCAATGCTTTTCACAATAATTCAACTAATAACAGTCGTTTTACAATCCCTAGCGGTAAAGCTGGTTATTATTTAGTTACTGCCTCAGTTGCTTTTGCTGCTAGCAGTACAGGTATCAGGTCGGTTTATGTCTACAAAAACGGAGCTAATGCTAATTATACTAGTCAAGTTGTATCAGCAGCGTCAGTTTATACAATATCAAACATTAACTACACAATAAACTTGGCTGTCGGTGATTATATTGAGATATTTGTGTATCAAAATTCAGGCGGTTCTTTAGACGTAGTCGATGGTGTAAATTATACAACAGCAGCAGTCAGTTTCTTAGGAGCATAAATGTCATTATATGAAAAAATTGTAGAAGCATATCCAGAATTAACCGACACCGATTTTGATCCAGCAGTAGGTTCTATTTTGCTTCGTAATGATGCAGACGTAGCAGGCGATTACATTGCAAAGTGGGATTATTCTAAACCAATTCCAAGTGGTCTAAAATTAGGTAAATGATTCCCAAGTTATGCAAGGCGGGGCAACAGTTGAGGCTTCAAGTCGATGATAGTTACCCAGACCGCGATAGAACCTCGGACGGCTGGATTGGCGATGTACGTCATTCGGCACGTCCTTCTGACCACAATCCTGATGCAAAAGGTATCGTCCGAGCCATTGACATTGACAGGGATTTATCTGGCAAGGCAAAGCCAGACCTCATGCCTGACCTTGCAGATCAGATACGACTCTACGCAAAACGTGATAAATCAAAACGCATCAGTTATGTCATCTTCGCAGGTCGGATTGCATCGCCTCGCATGGGCTGGCGCTGGCGCAAGTATTCTGGAATCAACGCGCATAATTCTCATCTGCATTGTTCTTTCACTAAGAAGGGCGATTCAGATGATTCGTTCTTTAATATCCCAATGATAGGCGGCACAGCATGAACATGAAGAACCCAGCAATCCTTACAGCAGGCGCTTTCCTAGCAGCGTGGGGTGCATCTAACTTCGCACTCGACTATCGCTCAATTCTTTGGGCTGTACTAGCAGGCGTATTCGGGTACGCGACTCCTAAGCGATGACACAACAGGACTTTTTCGCACTTTACTTTGCAAGCCTAGGCATACTGGGTGGCTTTGCTGGGTATGTCATTACCCATTTACTCTCTGAAATTAAGAGACTTAATTCGCGTGTCGATGAGATTTACAACATACTTCTAGACCGATAATAAAACCATGGCTAAGAAGAAGGTCATAGACCTAGACACTTACAACGCGTTAGATCAGTACGCGATTTCGATGCACGAGTTCTACAAGGCATTACGCCGCGCAGGTTTTGCGGTGGATA